ATCCAGTCAGGCGTTCGCGTGCCAGGTGCTGCCATTTCTTGACCAAAAATATTTCTACCGCCTCTCGAAACTTTTGAGAATATGTCCGCTGTAGGAAGTTCCTGATTTATAGCAGCGGCTCTTGCAGCAGCTTTCTCACTTCCACGCAAGACATCCCACGGGGTCATTTTTTCGTAGGCAAAATCTGGCGTTTTAACTTGACCCATTACAGCTTCCGTGAAACCCCTTCCAGGTGGGCCCACCATTCTTGATCCTACTACTCCTTCCGTCATGGGAATTTTATCAGCAAATTTCTGGTTGTACGCGTTCGCCGCCTGTGAAGCGCTCATGTAGGAGAAAGGAAGTGACGCAAGCCCTGCGTACATCGCCGCCTTGCCTGGCCTTTTCGATCCTGACAATGCAGCCGTTCCATATCCTAAGGCTGTCTGCGTAAGCATGTTCCTCATCATGGGGTTCATGCCGCTGAAAAAACTTCCAATCTTACTTAACTTTCCTCCTGTGCCCAGTGCACTTGCCAAAGCGCTGCTCCCCATAATGCCTTGTCCAATCATAGGGATAAGGAATGGCAGTAGGGGTTTCGCCTTCTTAATTAGTTTGCTTAGGAATCCCATTAGCCTATAGGACCTATTGGCAATGCGGAGGATGTTGTTCCTCTTCCTCCATATTTGCCTTCATAATAAATCTGTTTCAGTCTTTCCCATTCTTGCTCGATAAGCTCATTTGAAGTACCTATTGGAAGGGAATTGACTGCTCTTCCCCACAGTTTCTCTACCACTCTATCATCCGTAGATTTACCGGCGACATCAAATCCTGCACCTTCGAGCATTCCCATTGCATCGCCATTCATGGCAGCAACGTCATCCAATCCGCCTCCGTACATGCCTGCAAGGTATTCTCCTGAACCCATTCCTAAATTGTCTGGATCAAAAGGATCAAACTCTTCTTCAGGAAGCCCTAAACGACGTGGATCAAAAGGATCTGTGTAGATTTGATTATTGAAAGGATCATATCCTGGCGGCCAACCTGGAGGATTGAAAGGATCATTATATTGGTTTCCTCCTCCACCTCTATTGACGAAATCCTGGAAAGATGTGACTGGTCGTCTACTCATTTCCCCTTGCATTGGTACGTCTACTGGAGTTGGTCCTTGCTGAAAGTAATCTCCACTGTCTATTGGGCCTCTCTGACGGAAAATATCTCCTAAGTCGGGAGTCCATCCTCCACGTGGTAATGTATCTCTCGAAAATTCTGGTACTGTTGGTTCTCTTCCAGCCCTCAGTGTTTCCTCGAATGGGTTTCTATTTGGCATTTTATTTTCTCCCTATGCGGTCCCGCCGAGTATGTCAGGTAGTTTATTCACGCTGATCGCGACGTCCCTTCTTATGTCCTGTTCTGTTGTGCTAGTTGCAGGGTTGCTGATGTCGGTTTGCGCATCTTCTTCACTGGCGTAAACCTCCCCTGTTGTGGCGTGCTTGACCGTGGTTTTTGTCTCCACATCCGGTGCGGAAACAGTAGTCTTCCCAGCCGTCACGATTATGTCATTATTTATACTCATTTTTTGTTCTCCTTGCAAGAATTATTATTCAGAAGCGCTTCCGCCAGCCCTTTCCATTTCCAGAAAACTGGCAAAAATATTAAGTCTGTCGGCCACCGCAACAGTGAATTTCAAAGCTTCTTTCTCCTGTAGAACATAGCTTCTGGCAATATGCCTGTAAGTGGTGCTGGCCACCCAGGTTCCAAATTCCCACAGAAAATCTGTTCCGCTGGCATTGGTAAGAACCAGGGAATTATTTCCAGTGTTGGTTCCACTGTAATTGACGCTAGAAAGATCCACTATGATAGCTGTTCTATTATCAGGAACGGTGTAAATCGTTGTCTTCGCTGTCGAATCCATGTCCACTCGTTTACTTATATACTTGTTGTTCACTCCCTGATCCACTTCCGCGATGGAAAGGATGTATTCAAATTTATCGGCCGCGGACGCCGTGAAATTAATTTTTTCTTTTTCATCCAGGAAAGTAGGACGTGAAAGCATAAGCTTGTTTTGATAGGCGGTAAAAGAATCAGTGATTATGAATGTAAAATTCGTATCGGCTGAATTAGCGTATTCGACGGTCAATGTTGGCGTGTCGCCAGAATTATTCATCACGGTTCCTGTTTGTACTATAGCCATTTTTTCATCCGGAACGGTGTAGACGGTCGTGCGACTCGTCGAGTCCAGTTTTCCCGTCCTGTTCGTGTAATTTTGAAGGGCCATTATTTTTCCGTATCCTTTCCAAAATCATAAAAATACTGCTTGGAGTCTTCCAGATCCTCATCAGTAAGATCTCCTTCAGGCTTGATGATTCGCGCCACTTCTACTAATTTTTCCCTGCTGTAGAACAGTATTCCTTTCACTGGTATTTGCTTATATTCCGCGTTCATTATGTTGGTAGAGTGAATAAAGACATGCGCTCAGCCTCCTCGCGAAGCTGCTCCGGCGTGTAGGAAGAATTAAGCATCTTGATTGTCTGATCAAGCGCGTCAACCAGTTGATTGAATGGAGCAGAGGTTACCACTCCCCTGTTTTCATAATAGGTTTCCACTGCACTAGTCCATTCGCTGCGCCATCTGCCGTCTTTAACTGTTGGCAGTATGGGTGGATCAATCTTTGCCATTATCGTCCTCCATCCGGCCTTATTTCCGCACGGAATGTTCCAAATCTCCAGTCGTCGTCGGTAGCATCGCTTTCAATTCTAAGTGCAGCCTGCCGTCCGCGCGCACGCGTATCAATCTTGTCCGTTGAAGTTGTCACTGTGTATGGTCCGTTCGTCCTTTGTGTTGATGTCGGATAGTCCCTGAACTTAAGCGTCAGATCCACTGACCCTGACAGGTTCTTGAAGTCAGGGATGAATCTTTTAATGGACATCATCTGTTCACCATCCCCAAGATCAGCGTCAGCTGACTCTATGTAGGATGTCATCGCGCTGCCGTCGGCGTCCTTTCCAAACTCATGCCTGTAGAAGAATGTCCTACCTGCCGTTGCTCCGTACACGGTTGGAATTGGAGTAGTCGTGTCGGTTGCGCTGTATTCCGCCGCGTATGGATTATTGTACACGCTGCGATCCGCCCATGCGCTTCTTGCCAATGAGCCAACATGCCAGACGTTTTCCTGATAGTTGTATGTAACCTGCTTGTCCATTTGCACGGAGCTGCTTGACGGGTAAAACCACATCACCTCTCCAAAATCGGAGAGGGAAGAGCAAAAAGTGTCCTGCTGTGCGGTTGGCTCAATGTCATCGAAGACATGATCCTGCACCGTGCAGTCAAGTTTCTGTACCGCCCCGTCGAATACGAAGAATGATTCCTTGCCCATCCAGAACACCCTTCCGCCAACATCAATCACGGCATTCATTCCCACCGCACCGCAATTGTCGGCGATGAGCTTGAATCCGAATATGAATGGAGGGCCTATGAACTGCATCTGATAAAGCGCTGTGTCCGTAAAAACAAGGATTACACCCCTGCTTCTTATTGCCGCCATGATCTGACTTCCTCTCGTCAGTCGCTGTGAACCGGCGGTATTGGTCGCCGTAGGCGTCCATGTATTGTTATTTTCCTGATCAGACCAGCGTATGAACATGTCGTCCTGCGTTGAACTGGTCGCGATCGTCGTCTCCGTTCCAAAGAGAATGACGTGCCTGTCATCCCCTGAAACGAGCATGATTCTGCTAGTCGTTGGCGCGTTGCTTAGGACGGCCGCCAGGTTGCTGCTGAGACCTGATGACGTATCCCATATGTACAGTCCTCCATTTAACTGGCACGCCAAGGCGTCCTCGCCCCAGTTGTCCAAACTCCATTTTCCGGATTCCAGTACAACGGGAGAGACAGCAATGTCACTGCGCGAATCACCCCACTCAGTCTGGCCAAATGCTCCCATTCCCCATCCATATCCATAGACGGACGTGGCGGGGCCGGATCTAATCTTGTAGGTTGCCGTTGCCGTTGCGCCAGTTGCCGTTGATGTTGCCGCCGCCGGCGACGTAATGGTAAAGGTATTGGCATCAGCCGTTGTCAAAATCTCAAATTCATTCTGCAGATTGGCCTGCGTAATACCACCAACATCGGCACTGACGCTGGAGATGGTGACATAGTCCCCTATCCGTGCTCCGTGCGACCCTTCCGTTACAGTGACTGTTGTTGATGCATTGGTCACGGCAAATGCGGTGATGCTTCCTGTTCCACGCGTCGGCGTGGCGTCATAGTATTTATCCGCCAGTATGTCTGAATATACATACAGCTTCTTGTTGGTTCCGAAC